CAGTGAAAGTTACTCGTTTTCCTTTGGAAGCCTTCTGGATACGCTTGTTCGTTTGTTCGTGAAGGACAGCTTTGTATTGACCCGAGTGGGGTGCATACACAGTGATAGTCATCTCCTTACCGTCATCCTTGACAAGAGGTTCATCAGTGATGGGGTGCTTGACAACAACAGAAATAGTGTCATCAGTAGGGATTAGCGCAAATAGATCGGCCATGTCGGGTGGTCCTATGTTAAGTCGGGATTAAGTTAAGTCAGGTGGTCAGCCCCCGACAAGCCAACCACCCTAGCCCCAAGAGGGGATTAGTTTAGACCGAGCGGGTCAGTTTGATGTTGGTGGCTTCGGTTGTATCGTAGAGTGCCACAAAAGGCATCGTGATGATACGCGAGGCTGGGTTATCAACAGGTACATCAGCACCGTTAATCTTCACACGCGGGAAGAGCCAAGTGTAGTCCGAAAGACCAGTGGGGTCATCAACAACAACCTGAAGACCAGTAGCAGTCTCAGCGATGAAACGATTGATGAGCGAAGCATCTTCGAAGTAAGCCGTGATGGTCCCTTCAACAGTTGCCATACCATACTCAAGCTGGGGCGTAGACGAGGAGCCAACCACAAAGGTAGGGGCAAGTGCGTTGTTGATGGTGAAGTCGATACCAGTTACGATAGCAGCAGCAGTCAGAGTGCCACCAGCAGTACCAATGGACAGAGCACCAGAGTAAGAGTCAAAGGGTTGGTTAACCGAAGCTGCGGTCTTAACAGCATCCACAGACGTACCAGAGATGGTCATGTCCTTACCGACCATGCTGAACGTACCTGTAACCATTTGGTTAGGACGAATGGATACAGCAAGAGACGATACAGACATACCCGTGAACAAACGGAACTGAGCGATATCCGTGGCTGCATCTTCAATGGAGAAGAACTTGGGGGTTGTACCAACCTTCAGGACGTTGGTTGCAAAGGTGTTGAAAAAGGCGCTTTCAAGGAACAGGTCATAGTCACCTTTACGAAGGTCAGCTACAATGTCACCAGCAACAGAACGGTTGCCATGACGGTCAACACGAACCATACGATCAGGTTGGATATCGTTACCAGTCACACGCTCTTTAGTCAGGTTCAGAGTGTGGGTGGTGTAAGGGAGTTGGACTAGAGCCGGGGTTGCAGGAGTAGTCCCGAATGTAACTTCAGGTACATAGGAGAGGCCAGCGCGGCTACCTTGAGAGAACGGCATATTTAGTTTCCTTTATCAGCTATAAATGTACCAACCAACAGTGATTGGAGTGCAGTAGAAGGGAGAGTCAAGGAAACTCGTCCTGACTTCAGAGTAATCAATCGACACAATCGTAGGACTACCAAGAAGCAGCCTATCCCCAGTTTCTAGAAGAATGTCGTCACCGCCCTCTAGTAGAATTGCATCCGTGGGATTAGTGTACAGGATATCTGTTGTTGCATTGAAACGGTCAAGCAGTAGGTCTGCAAGATCGTAGCCAGCACCGGGACCCATTCCTTCAGGGGTGCAGATGAGGATACTGTAAAGCCCATCATATCTCTGTTGTGGATTTAAGCCTCGTACAGCGGCTCTACGAGATGTGGGTACTAAGTCAGCCTTAACGAAGGGTGTACCTGTGGTGGGCTGATATGGGACGTTCTGACGGGCAATGGCAGGGATACCTACCGTTCCTGAGAGATGAGTGTCAAGGCAAGCCCTAATGTCATTGATGATTGTCATTGGCTACCTCTGACTTGATTGATAGCATCTTGTAGGTGAAGCTTAGAGCGATTTCTTACAGAGCCATAGACATGATAGCCGTGCTTATATTCAACTACATTTGCGTGTGGTGCATTGTTAGTCATGTAAACGGTAGTCTGGTCTTTAGGGATAGCAGCAATGTCACTCTCTAATTGAGCCAGAGCCTCTGTTGCTTTAGCCCCAGCATCTTGATTCTTAGGTTTGTTGTCAGAAGTCCTAGATCGACCAGCACCCCTTGTTGTAGTAATAGAGTGAGATGTGATGTAGGCACCTGTGTCAACAAAGGGAACAGACGACCTAACCAAGTCTTCTGCCACGGCTTGAAGAAAGACAGTTCTAACTTTATCTAGGTCTTGTTCAACCTTCTTAAGGTCAGCAGCAAGTGAGCGTTGAACCATATCATTCCCTCACTTGCAACAGATAGCACATGGTGGCACTACCCGACTTAATCTCCATAACCTTGACAATATCTACTGTGTCACCAAGTCCAATGATCTGGTCTGTGGCATCAGGTTGAGGTGTGGCAGACCCACTGACTTGGTTGCTATCAAGGACTACCCGTCTATCACCACGAAGGATAGAGTTGCCATCAACCATATCGGGCGTATAGTCGTAGAAATAACCACGTACAGCGTAGTCAGTGTTCGTCTGGGTAACTGACCCTGTATCGCTATCATAGGCACTGGCGGCTCTCTTACGAAGCGTCAGGCTAATGCCATGCTCTTTAATCAGTTGTCGTAGAGTGTAAGGATCAAACGCCATTAGGTTCATCGGTGATATATTGATCAACCGCCTCTACGTTATCAAATTGGTCGATGGTGAAGGCAGGCTTGACCCTATCGGTATTCTCACGAGCAGAGGTCATGTCGATAACAGAGATGCCACCACCAAAGGCTCCAAGGGCTTTACCAGAGGTCTTCTTACCCTGAGCTTCAATCTGGATCGACAGTAGCTGGTACTGCTTGACACGATCACTATACTTTGCGCTAAGTGCACCATCAAGTTGGGTATCAACCATCCGGCTGAACTTAGCTGCAATAGCCTTACAAATCCATGACCCAGCATAGTAGACGTTATCGCCAACTTGCTCTAGGGCAAAAGTAATCTCTTCGTTCTGAACAAGTTGGTCTGAAGTATCAGTATCACCAACAAGTAAACGGACGGTGTTGAGACGACCAGAAGAAGTCGTAGTATTCAAATCTGCTACACTATATGACCACGCCATAGTCGTCCCTCACTTAGTTTTCCATTTCCCCATAAGCACTGCGCCACCTACGAATAAGACCAATCTGTTTATCTTTGATCTTGCTTGTGGCACATTTCTTCTGAAGGAACTCTTTATTCGTCTTAGCTTTTAGCTTGACTTTACCATTGATATTGTCAACAAGCAGATGGAGTTGGTCAACAGAGTATTCCTCTAGGCCATCACCAACAGAAATCTTCTTTACAGCTTCTTCTTCAAGTTCTTCGTTGTGGTGAAGATAGTCTTGAAAGAACAGCGTCTGGATAGTCTCATGTGGTGTTCCAAAGAACTCCCACGGGAAACGATCCCCGCTTCTCCAAACCTTTCCCGCCCCGTTAAATCCATCAATTTTGACGAACACGGGACGGGAAGGGTTGAAGAAGGAGAGAATGTGTCGGGTCATCCTTCCTTCTCCTTTTATTAGGCTACGACAGTGGCGATGAAGGCACCCATGTCCGACGACACAACTTTGTGGTCATAGGCCAGATTGGCTTCCAGAACTTCAGCCACACCGTCGATGGCGAGATAGTCACCACGATACGACTTGATCGTGATACCATGACCCGAAGCGTTCTCAAGGTCATCCCAAGTGAAGGTGTAACCAGCCGAAGGAACCATCAGACCAGCCGCACGAGGACGGTAGTAGAAAGCTGCCGACTTGCCACCAATGAAGGCGTTCGATTCAGTCAGACCCTCAAGAGCCGTGTTCTTCACGGTCTCCATGACGAGGAACTCTTCCACACCGAAGATTTCAGCCAGCTTGGCATCCGTCACCAGAGCGGTGTTCGTCACGGTAGCACCACCGTTCAGGCGGGCGAGGATCGACGGGTTGTTCACCAGAGCGTCACGGACCTCTTTACCGACAACCATGACGTTGGGCTTGAAGCCACCCGACTTAAGCTGCATGGTACGCATGATATTCGTCACATCAGCAATCGGGGTCGAGTTCGTGTAGTCAGACCACTGACGAACTTGGTTGGTCGACGGGGAACCCGAAACACCAGCCCAATCCGTACCCCAGATCGACGCACCAAAGTAGGACGTGGCCCACTTGATTTCACGGTCGATCAGCAGTTGGTGGGTCAGCATCTGAGCACCAGCCGAGCGGATGTCCAGAGCCGCATCCTCGTTAGCCAGCGTGTCGAAGTCGAAGTCGGTTGCCAGCGAGAACACGTCAGCCGAGTACGTGTCGGTCGAGAGGCTCATACCAACACGCGGGGCTTGGGTACGGGGAGCACGGGGCTGGACCTGACCAACGCGGTTGAAGTCAGCACGGTTGTAGATGTAGTACTTGTCGGTTTTCTTAGCAACTGATACCTTCGGGAAGACACGATCAGCAATAAAGCCGTTAGCATCTTGCAGGAAAGCAATCGTCAGGTTGGTAAGCGGTGCGTCGATATGAACGGCGCTAGGAGTCAGCATAGCCATTTGTGGTATTCCTTATTAAACTAGATTAGGCTGCGGCAGCTTCAGCGCGCGACAGTTCGACCGTGATGATTTGACCAGCAGCGCCTGCTTCCAAAGCATAACCAACGATGATGTTGGTCGAGGCGGCTTTCTTAGCTTTGCCAGCAGAGTCGACAGCCACAGCATCACCACGAGCAATACCACCAGCAGAGCCAACCAGAACCGTCACACGGCCATCATAGGCCACAGTCACAGCTTGGTTAGCGCCAGTAGCAGCTTGCAGAACCACACCATCAGTGCGGACGCTTGCAGCGCTATTATCCACTTGACCATCAGCGGCCAGAGAAACAAAAGTGAATTGAAGGACAGCCGAACCAGAAACGTAGGTGCGGGTGCTCATGTCTTCGTAAAATGCCATTTGAAAGGCTCCTTATTTACTTCTTGTAGGTTTCAAGCAGAAGGGATTTTCCTTCAGCAGTTTTGATGACGGCAGCATACGCTTTGTAGAAGTCTTCCTTCTTCTCCTCTTGACGGAACTTAACCATGTCGTTAAGTTTGTCAGCAGCAGTTTTGAGGTCGTTCTCTGCGTCCGTTTTGCCAACTTCTTGGAAGATGCCAGCAAAAGCAGCATCAGCGGCACGAAGGATTGCGAGAAGAACTTCATCTTCACCAATCGACTTCAGGAGTTTACCACGCTCATCAGCAGTCCCCTTAAAGTTCGGGAGAACCTTTTCGGCGCGTTTACGGAGTTCTTCACCCTCACGGGCTTGTTGCAACTCTTCTAGTTGTTTAAGGACGGGAGCAGGAATAGCGGACTTAGCCACCATCTCACCACCAACCTCAATAGTCTCTTCAGCGGGTTTAGATTTCTCAAGGGACTGAGCCTCAAGCTTACCGACTTCGGATTTAAGGGTTTCGATTTCTTCCAGAAGCATCTTGTTCACTTCTTCAAGCGATTGAGCTTCTGCTTTCCATGATTTACGAGTGGGTTTCTTATCGCCCTCTCCGTCCATCATCTCTTCCTCGTCGTCTTCACCATCGACTTCGATTTCGATCTTCTTCTCTTCCTTCATACCCTTTTCAAGGTCCAGATCGAGTTCTTGCTTTTCCATGTGTTCCCCTTCAGGGCTGCTCTTAAAGATGGCGACCTTAGCGAGTGGGTCATCACCCAGATCGACCAAGGAAACTTCTTCAAGCTCCAAGTTTACGAGTTCGGTGGGCATTACACCATCTCCTTCAATGCTCTTCCCCCGATAGAGAAAGCTGCTAGTTTACCGCTTTTAACATCTTGCCACACCTGTTCATCGTGAACCTTGATAGCAATAATCCAGCCTTCGCGGTCAGACTGAATACCCAGAGCCTTTGCAACATCATTTGTCAGAGGCATGGAGTGGATAACTTCACCAATGCTTTCGCCAGAGTGCATTCTCTTGGCTGTACGCATGGAGAGCATAAAATTGGTGGCTGCTTTAGCCAGTAGTTCAGGACGGATGAACTCTCCACTGTGGTCAAGGCTAACTTCGCCCTTTACTGTGGAAACATAAGCCCAACCAAATGCGAGACGCTCTTCATCAAGCTGCTTGACGATTTGACCTTCGATCTGGACTTCTTTGGTCATCTCTGATACGGATGTACCACTTTCCCACATACGACAAGACCAGTAACGAGCAGAGGTCTTATCCGAAGCTGTGTCGCAAGAATGACGAGAGCGGAAGTTAGCACGAGCATCAGGATCATCACGGCGAATCTCCATGTTGGGATCACCGAAAGTGACTTTTTTGACACCATCACCGCTCTTGACATATACCCCAAACTTCTTACCTGAACCTTCAGGAAGTCGGAAGGGTTTATCAAGAGTGACTTCTTTACCTTGATGCATGGCCTTCTGTGTGGCGCTCTTAGCTTGGGACCACGCACCAGCAAAGGCACGGCTCTCTGACATGCCCTCTTGTTCCATCATGGAGTTAAAGACATTACGGAAGACAGATTGTTGGTGAGCAGAGAGTTTACCACGAACAGCTTTGGGTAGTTCATCAACTGAAGCATAAGGCATCTAGATCACCAAGTCGTTAGGGGTGTGCGCTTCCATGTGTTTGTTGCAACACAAACGTAGAAGTAGCTGGCATCAAAAGCGTTATCACCTTTACGACCAGTTGAGGTTGCAGTGGCTGGGACAGCTTGCCAGATATCCTCAATGCTAGGTCTTACAAGGATGGTTCCGTTGTTAGCAGCATTAACTACAGCAGCTACAGAGACCACATTATTAGGGTATTCAGGTCTTGTAGCAGTAAAGCCGCCAGACACTGTTGGGCTTGCATAGAGTATTTGACCATCAGTGAAAGCCGAAGTGTTTACTCCACGAACTTCACCAAAGTAAGAAACAAGTCCATTTGCACCATTGGCAATACTCTCAGCAGTTACACCCATAAGGGTATGGCTGTCATATGTGCCATTAGCCAAGAAGGGTGCAGCCAGAAGGATACCACTATTACCAAGGCTACCAGCAAAGCGAACCACAGTCCCAACAGGGATAGTAGTGCCAGTAGAGTTACGAACCCGATAGAAGACATCCTGACCAACGTGCGTGATCACACTGCCACCATTGACACCGATAGCAAGAGTGTTAAGGGTTGCATCCCAAGTCAACTGACCATCAAGAGGGTTAGCAAGAACATTGGTGGTATCAAAGGCCATGTAGTCGATAGACTTGAAAAACTCTTCACGGGTAATCTTCTTTGTGGTAGCTACAGAAGTATCTACGATGGCAAGAAGGTCGTCCTGTGCAGCACCAGCACCCGTAAGGGCTGTCAAGGCAGAGATTTTAGTATCAGCCATTAGGTACAGCCTCCGGATTTACTTCTTGTGTGGCTTGTTGCAGTCTTTGCTCATAAGCATCTTTGTCAAAGTCAAGCTCTGCAATGTTCATAAGGTTGTCAACAAGTTCAGGATGGTCCTTGACTTCAATCCCTGCACCATTAAGGTTACGAAGGAACGAAGCGATTTCACGCAGATCGTGCGGAGCAACATCTCCTGCCACAAGCTTAGGCATAGTTTCCCAAGGAAGGCCATTCAGTTGCCAGATACGCTCTACAAGCTGCTTGTTGAGAACATCCACAATGTTATTGATGTAACTCTCAAGACTACGAAGAAACAGGTCAGTCTTAGTTTTGGAAAGGGCATAGGAACCAGAGCCAGAACCCAACATGAGGAACTCAGCCATAAGGCTACGAGCGATGTCGTGTTGATAACGCTTAACCACAGGGTCAATGTCAATCGACCGAGAGCCGTTAGCAGTGATCAGTTCAATATCCATAAGACGCTGGTTAGTAGGTTTACCATCAGCATCAACATAGAGGTCAGAGGGAAGCAGCGCATAACCCTGATCGTTGTTCTTCAGATCACGGAGGATACGCTCAAACTGGCCCCTGAGATTGGCTTGGTCTGTTGTGGCATCTGAACTCAGATACTCCGCAGGCATACGGCCAACAGGAACTCCATGTAGCTCTCGCTCAATGGCCACGGCTTCATAATTCTGTATCTTGTTGAGATAAGTATAGCTGACATATGCGTTCCTAAGAACTGAGCGACCAGAAGGGTCATTATTCAAGCTTGTGGTTCTGTAGTAGACAGACTTCTCAACGGGGATCATTACTGGGAGTTTACCCCAAGTGGCTTCTTGATACATTCCAAGGACTTCCCCAGTCTCTTGGTTAATCTCAAACTTCTCAACTGTCCAAGGGGCACGGATGGCGATCTTCTTGATACCGATACGTCCGTCATTGAACTTGGAGTTCTTCTTGGGGCTACGGAAGTCACCTTCACGGCGCTTATAGATAACTTCAAACCACCCAAAGCCATAAGTCAGATAAGACAAAGCTTCGGAGATGTGGTCATCAAGACTTTCGTCCATGTCATCTAGTACGGACTTAAGGAAATCAGCTTCGCGTTTAGCTTCTTCGCTATCGTCAGCAGGCTTAATCTTGATTTCTACATCTCGCAGGGTTTGTTCAACTGCATACATGATGGACCCAATAATGGCATTCCCGTCACGCATCTCTTTGTACTTTTGAATACCACGCTTACCTTTGAGGTCTTGTTGGTATTCGTCTGCTCGGATATCGCCTGTGTAAGTATTACGGCCAGACACACCGAGCGTCATTTTAGCAGATGTTTCTGACAACTTATTCATAGGAGATTACTCTTCTGTAGTTTCTTGTACGGTAAGCCCGTTGGCGGTAATCGCGTCGAGGAAGTGGGTATGCGGATCACCCGTCACCCGCCAATCGTAGATCAGCACATCCACAAGCGGCTGCACCTCCGGCGTCGGGTTCTCCACCATATCGATAAACCCCGCCGTCACGTCAGCGCGACAGCCCCAGTGCGTGAGCGTATCGCCTGACATCAAGGGAATTGAATAGGTGCCGGGGTCCGCGCCCACGGGTTGCCAGCCCATTTCGGCGGAGAGGTCGTTGCCAGCGTCACGATAGGCTGCGGGCAGGATCAGGACGGCGCTGGTGTAGTCTGTCACAATGTCACCTGTGCGGTTCTGGCTGCCAGCCATGTTTCGGTGTCGGTGATTTCCCCGGCGGATGCGGCTTTGCCGACGATGATGATTCCGTAGTCTTTTCCGTTGAACGGGAGCGAGGCGTTGTTGCGGCGACCTATGTAGAGGGGATAGTTGCCGAAGTTGCCGGTGCCTTGGTCGCCAGTTGCAGTAGCCTGCAACACGCCATCCCCCCTGACGGACGTAGAATCGCCACCGATATCATGGAGAGATGTCACCACATCAGATGAAGGCGGGTTAAAACTGGCCGAGGTGATCTTTGCGTCTATGCCAGAGCCGACCGCCGCTGACCCTCTAGAAAGGGCGCTGTATTGGTATGTAGCATCACCGCTTACAAGCCAAAACGACCCAGAATTACTGGCGACGTTTGCGCTAGATTCCAAAACAACACTAGCAGCCGAGTTTGTAAGTCGCCGCACCCCCGCAAACACCGACATCTTATCCGTCGCCGTGAAATCAATCGCCGCCGTGGACATGCTGTCATCGCTGCCGTCGTATTGGACGTAGTGTGTCGTGGCGACGCCGGATTCGGTTACGTCGTAGGCTGAGAGAACGCGTTGGTAGGCGGTGGCGGTGGAGCCGAGTTCGAGTTGAGCGCCCCAGATGTAGATGCCGGATGTGCCGTCGCCGGTGTAAGAGCCAAGGCCCCTTCCCGTTGTTGGGTTTGTCAACGCATCGACACTTATAGTCCCAGAACCCCCAGCAGCAGTAAACTGGATAGTTATTTCATAGAACCCGTTTGCGTCTGGCGCAATACTACCGAACCCTGTAGTTCCC